ATAATTTGTTAAACAATTCAAATCCTGACCAGACATTTCTATGCTTCAGTAAAAATATGAAACACTGTTTAGCTGGCGAAGGTGAGTATCATGCGACACATTTGTTTAGTGATACAACAGACGATGACGAAGCTATACAAATTATAATCAACACCATTGAAACTCTTGATGCACCAAGAGCGAATGAAAGAAAGAAAATTATGCAGGTGTATCCATGAAGAAAGTTTTAGTGTTTACTGGTCCTGAGCAAAACTGTGGCATCTATCAGTATGGTGCAGCATTAGTTGATGCATTTAATGAAGCAAGTTCAGAGTATGTATTTGAACTTGTACCAACCGCTGATAAAATGTTTGCTAGGGATAAAATTGCAAGTGAGATGCCAGCAGCAATCATTTACAACCATCATCCTTGGACGTTGGGTTGGTTAGATTCAGGCTTCACTAGACCAGTTAGAAATGAATTGAGCATTAAACAAATTATGATAACAGGGCATGAACATATCAATCAATATGTTGGTGTTGATGCATATGTTCATACTGATCCAAGATTTATACCACATGGAACAAGCTATGCTGCAATACCACCAGTTATATATTACGATGACGTAGCATACGCACCACCGAGTGATGTTATAAAAATTGGCACTAGTGGTCTTGCAAATAGAACAAAGAACATTAATCGTATGATTGAAATGATTAATGAGCAATTTACTAAAGATGTCATTTTCAATTTGCATGTGATTGATGGCAAGTATATTGATCCATCAGGTGCTTTGACAAATGATTTAATCGCATCATGTAGGGCTATCGCAAAGAGCAATGTTGAAATTCGTGTATGTAGAGATTTCTTTAATAGAAAAGATTTAGTTAAGTGGTTAAATGGTAATGATATCAATCTTTACGTTTATAACAGTGCTGCACAAGTTCCTGGTGTCAGTGCATCAATAGACAAAGCATTAGCATCTAAGAAACCTTTTGGTGTGAATAGTGACATTCTATTATCACATGTTCGCAAAACACATAACAATTTAGATAGAGTGTCAATACAATCTATCATTGATGCTGGTGTAGAACCACTTCAAGAATTTTATGATGAATGGAATCCACAGAAATTAGTAGAGCGATATGAAAATATCATTGATGCTTCAAGGTGAATGTAATTCATTTACGTTAGCAATTATAGAGCAATATGCAACGTTAGATTTCGTTGACAAAATTGTTCTATCTACATATCGCACTGACATTAAATATCCATCTAATGTTCATGTGATATTCAATGATATAGTAAATCCTCGTGGTACAGGCAATCGCAATCTTCAAATCAATACAAGCAGAAATGGATTGAATGTTATAGAATCCGAGTTTTGTGCTAAGATGCGTACGGATCAATTCATACGTCTACATAGCATGGAAATGATGCACAAGTTTGCTGCTGATAGAATGCAGGACGGTAGAATTTTTGTGATGGGTATGTACAGAGCATTTCCATATCATCCACGAGATCATGTGTTTTGGGGTAGAACTGAAGATGTCAAGAAAGTTTTTGATATACCTTTTGATATGAATCCTAATTTTGACCAGAATTATACTCATAAGACAAGGGCTGAAACTTACATAGGGCAATTTTACTATGCAAGATTTGATCCTTCAATTCAATTACATATAGATAATCCGTTGATGTATACTGTAGACGCTGCACCTAAATTAAATGAAGCGTTAGCAAAAGATTTCGCAATTCGTGATCAAGTTTTTGTGCCGTTTCCTAAAGTGAGTATGTCTTGGCCTAAGCACAATCTACAAGAATACCACTATCACGTTGGTGAGGCTTATACTGAATATTGGAGTTAGCATGATTAAATTAATTATACTTGATGTAGATGGTGTTATGACTGATGGTCGTAAATACTACGACAGAGAAGGTAAAAGTCAAAATTTAAAAAAGTTTTGTGATAAAGATTGGACAGCAATTAAGCGATTCAAAGCACTAGGATTGCCTGTAATATTTCTTACTGGTGATCCATTTAATATTGGGATTGCTACAAAAAGAAACATAGATGTTTATGTGAATCGGTCAGATACACATCACGTAGACAAAATACAAATGTTGCCGAGTTTGTGTGATGAATATAAAGTTGAACCCACGAATATTGTATATGTTGGTGATGATATCTTTGACGTAAGACTTCTTGCTGCTGTTGGTTATCCATTCTGCCCAAGTGATTCTCCAAGTCGTGTAAAAGCAATTGCACAGCATCTAAACGGCAAAGGTGGTGAAAATTTAATTGCAGAATTATTTGAAATTTTAGACTTTGCAGGCGAATTGCCTGATTACTCTTTTCATGACCATCTAGAAAAAGTTTATGAAATTGACATAAAGGAAAGATTTTGAGAGACTTCGGCCTTTACGGGCATTTAGTATTTGATACTGTATTGGATGTCAATACATACTACGACACAGGTGGTATTGCAAATGTATGGAGAGCATTGAAGCATTTAAATTCCAAAGCAGACATTCATGTTTCGCCAACTGCTATAGGTTATTCTACAATCACAATTGATAGAGAAAAGACAGAAAGATATAGCGATTCTGATTTAAATGCGTCTACCATATTACCAACAATCATTCAAGCAAGAGTCAATCATATCGCATACATAAACGAGTTAGAGGAAACATTCTTTATTCGGCATTTAGAAGGTATTGTTTGCGCTGATATATGCACAGGTGAACCATTAGATGATGAATTGTTGGACATGATTGATTATCTTTTTGTATCTGAAGAAGACTTGAGATTGATTAAAACTCCTGATAGAATTAGAGGTATCATCGTTGTTCATTCGCCGAGAAGAAGTTATTTTTATCATAACAAATATGAGTGTACTGGCGATTATATTGAAGGATTAAATGTGTTAGGTGCTGGTGATTATTTTGCTGCACGATTTATGGTAGGTCTACATAAGAATCATTTACCTGAAAAGTGTTTGCGAGATGCACATAGAGAAACTACAAAATTTTGGAAAGATAGTTATGGGAAAACCTAATATACTTGTACCGATGGCTGGTTTGGGCAGTCGCTTTCAAAAAGAAGGCTTTACTGTACCAAAACAACTTATCAATATCCATGACAGACATTTGATTGACATTTCGTTAGCATGTTTGAAGACTGACGATTGCAATCTAATTTTTATTATTCGTGACGAACATGTTTATAACTTTCGCATGGATGAAATTCTAAAGAAAAAGTTTGGCGACAATTGCCAAGTCATCGTTTTGGATCATTTGACAAGAGGTTCAGTTGAGAGTTGCTTGTATGCTGAGAGTCTAATTGATAACACTGATTCACTTATCATTCATACACTTGATATAGAATTTGAACCACAATATGATCCTTATGATATGCTCAAGTGGGATGCAGATGGTATGATTCTGACTTTCAAATCAAATAGCACAAACTACAGTTACGCTAAAGATGTTGGTGGGCGTGTCGTTGAGACTGCTGAAAAGAAAGCAATTAGTGGTGATGCATGTGTAGGTATTTATGGATTTAGAAATGGTGCGACATTTGTTAAGTATGCTAAAGAGATGATAGCAAAAGACATCCGAACAAACAATGAATTCTATATTGCACCATTATACAATCTTCTCATTCAGAATGGTTTAAAGGTTGTATCTTATCCAGTCCAGAAGATGCATGTCTTTGGTACACCTGAAGAGTATAGGTTTTATAAGAACAATGCAATTAAGAACTTAGGCAATACAACAAAGCCGATTGCTCTATGTTCGGATCATTCTGGCTTCGCTGAAAAAGAAATATTCAAATTTGTTCTGAGTGAATACTTTCATATGAAGTGGATTGACTTTGGCACTTTTGTAGACCGTGATTGTAATTATAAAGATTACATTGGTCAAGCAGCAAAAGCAATTCAAGACGGTGACTGTGACTTTGCTTTTGGTTTCTGTAGGACAGGCCAAGGCGTCAATATGTGTGCTAACAAATTCAAAGGCATTCGGTCAGCACTCATCTATGACTATCACGCAATGGAAATGGCGATTCGTCATAATTGTGCTAACTTCTTTGCAATACCATCTAAGCTAGCAACATCAAAAGATTGGTTAGCGGATCTTATGTATCTTGCAATCAAGCACACATTTGATGGTGGTAGACATCAAATTAGGATACAGGAATTAGAATGATTGTATCAAACATTGAAAAGTATTTCAAAGGATGGTTTGTTGGTGACTTTGAGAATTCAATTTATAGAACGAATCTTTTTGAAGTCGGCCATCACAAACATCCTAAGAATGATCCAACGTTCGCACATTATCATAAACTTACAACGGAGTTAAATTATATCGTTCGTGGTGAACTCAATGTATCTGGTTTACATCTAAAGACTGGTGACATGTGGATCTACGAAGCAAATGAAATTTCAAATGTAACCTTCTTGGAAGACACCGAACTCATTGTAGTGCGGTGGCCAAGCATACCAACGGACAAATACGATGCTACTCATTGCACATAGAGGTCTGATGAACGGACCAAATACAACGTTAGAAAACTTTCCTGACCAAATTCGGTATGCAATAAAATCTGGATATCAATGCGAGATTGATTTATGGCGTGTCTATGACCAATTCTACTTAGGGCATGATGAACCACAACATAAGATTGACGAAGAGTTTTTATACGACAATGCTACACTGTTATGGATCCATGCAAAGAATGTAGAAGCATTGGAATGGTTAACCAAAACAAATCTTCACTACTTCTGGCATGATAAGGACGCATACACACTGACAAGTCATGGTTTCATATGGGCTTATCCTAAGAGCAAATTAACCAAAACGTCTGTATGTGTTATGCCAGAGCAGTTCATAGCCTTAGAAAAGTGTTCCAAATTAGAATGCTATGCAATCTGTTCGGATTATGTTGACAAACTATCTGGAATCGTGTAGAATACTAAATATATAGGGAATTGTTCCCTTCTACACAAGGAGCAGATATGAAAACCTTTCCAAAGGTTGTAGTGTTACTCTTTTCTTTGCTTTTTGCAGTCTCATCTTACGCACTAGATCCACAATCATTACTGAAGAGCAAAGATACAAGTAAAATTGACTTGTACTGGATGGCACTTAATATTTACCACGAAGCAGGCAACCAACCATCTATTGGTAAGATAGCAGTTGGTATGGTTGTACTCAATCGCTTAGCCGACAAACAAAATAGATTTCCTAAGAACATTAAGGATATTGTAACGCAAGATTGTCAGTTCTCTTGGTATTGTATCATAAAGGATCACAAGCCTAAGAACATGGACATGTGGAAACAATCTTATAAAGTTGCAGAATTTCTCTTGACAGGATACAAAAAAGGCATTATGATAGACGTTGTAGAAGGTGCTACGCACTTTCATGCAACTTACGTGAAACCACCTTGGGCAAAGACTGCAACCAAAGTCGTGCAAATTGGCGACCACATTTTCTATCGTTGGGGAAAGGATGTCCAAAAAACAAAAATGCGAATCTAATATGAATTTGAATATATTAACAAGTAAAGAATTTGAACGGCACATTACTGGTATCATGCGAGAAAAACATCCAATTACAATGATTGATGCGATTGTTCTATATTGCGAAGAAAAGAATAT